GCAGGCCAGTGTTCTCATCGTAATCAAGCTCAATCTCTGTGTCGGTCGCGGCGCGCAAACTCGAATGGCCGCGCGCACCAGCCGCTTTATCCTTGCCGGAGTGGTGAACCACGTCCAAGTGCGCGCTGGTGATCTCGCGCAGCTTATCGCAATTGCCGATAAACTTTGTCATATCCTCTGGCGAGTTTTCATTGCCGCCAGCCATTGATCGGCTGAGCGTGTCAACAAATATGCACTTCACTTGACCGTGCTTCTTTGACACCTCGCGGCACAGTTTCTCAAGCACAGCCATGTCAACCTCACCGTCAAGCAAGTTGACCGGAGCCGGGCGCACAGCCAGCTTCACATTCTTATGCTCGGGGTATTTTTTCTTTAGCGCAACCACGCGATTGTGGAATGCCATGCCGCCCTCGGTTGCGAGGTATAAAACAGAGCCGCCAATAACCTTGTGGCCATTCCACTCCTCACCGCAGGCAATGTGCCAAGCAAGATCAAGGGCAAAGAATGATTTGCCCACATTTGACGGGCCGTAGATCACAGACATTTGACCCTCGCCAAGCCAGCCCTTCACAAGATAGTTGCGGCTCAGCTGCGGGATGGCCTCGTCCGGCATAAAGATTTGATCCATGACGCTCTGCACGGTCAATGCTTTCTTGGCCGCTGCCGGGCCTTGGTTCACCCACACGTCAGAATAATCCCAGCCCTCAATGTCGGGCAGGATGTATTCAACGCCCAGCTCGGAGAATGCACGCTCGCATTCCTTGCGCCCGGCGTCGTCGTTGTCGCCTGCAATAACCAGCTCTGCATCTGGCTTGGCTTGTTGCAGGTTGTCTATCACGGCTAAAATATTGCCTGCATTTAAAGCGAACACGCATGGCTTGCCCGTGGCCTCATGCACAGTCGCAGCTGTGGCCCAGCCCTCTGCAACATATGCAAACTCTCGAATGGGTCCGCCTATGACGCTAAAATTGCCAATCACGGGCAGCTGGTAGGAAAACTTTTTCTTGCCGTCGGCGTCAATAAACTGCGCGCCAACGCGCCTGCCCTTCACGTCAATGATTGGTATGGTCAGCGTGTCTCCGTCAACCTTGGCGTTGTGCAGTTTGATCTTTTTCTTTTCGAGGTACGGGTGGTCGCTCATGGCGTCACGCTCTGGCCAATCAATGTCAACTCTTGCCACCTCCATCTTTGGCGTATGTCCGGGCTGTGGCCACAATGACATATCGCGCAGTCTGTCCTTAATTGATTTATAGTCGTTGCACTTGCGGCAATTGACCATAACCTCGCCGTGGAACTCTTTGATCCAAAACCGATCCGTGCCAGCGCAGGATGGGCATGGGCCGTGATACTCACCCTGCGCAGTCTTTTTCAACTCAAGATTGCGTATGATACTTTGGCCAAACTCCGACCAGAGAGCGGCTGGAAACTTGCTTTCACGGCTAAGATCGGCTACCATTTTATCATACTCCAAGCAGGGGGGTGTTCGTGTATCTATTGTATAGCCCGACACTTTTGTGCCGGGCTATACTTTTTCTTAAAACGGGATTTCGTCGTCAAGGCCAGCATGTGCTGATGACGGTGTTGGCACTGGCATTGCGAATGGGTCATCCACGGCTGCCGCTGGTGTAGCTGTGATGCTGGACGTAAACCCGCCAGACACAGTATCGAACGGATCATCCGAACCCTGCATCTCCGCAAGCTCCAAGACCTGCACAGCTCTGAGACGCAGTGACACGCCGTTCAAGCTACCTGTGTTATACGGCACAACAACGACTGCGACGTTGACCTTGCTTCCGCTGGTCAGCATGAAGTCGTCCGGCAGTTTATTGCGTTGAGCATCAACTTGCTTGGGCGGCTGTGTCTTGTCACCACCGTAAGCGCCTTTCAGCTTGCACTTGCCGACGACTTCGCCATCGTCATTGCGTTTGTACGGAAGCATTGATGGCTTCTCTGGCCACTTGCGTTTTGTGTCTAGCGCCGCAGCGTTAGAATATGCCTCCATGCAGATGCGATGAAGCTCTTTTGCCTTCTCGTCGGACATTACGAAGCTCATCTCATATGCCGCACCGTCGTCAAACGCATCGCATTTCACTGACTTGTTCTCGTAAGTATCGAACTTGTAAGTGGAATTTAGACGCGGGTAACGCGCGGTGACTTCTGTAATCATGTGTTGCATTGTGCAACTCCTCTCAATGTTGTGCAGCACCCCTGCACTGGGATAAGTTAAAACGCCTCTTCACTATCCATCCATGCGGGCAAGTGAATAGTGTTTAAGTCTGGCCACTTCGTGCCGTATTCCTCCGTTTCGACCGCCTGCTTTATGTCAACCAATGCAGCAAGCATACGGTTGTGAGCGTGGCGCAAATACATCTCCGAAAGCTCATGGCACGCAGTGACATGGGGCGCGTCCTTTTCAATACAGATGAAGATAAAATTCTCCACACGAATGCCGTTCAACTTCAGGACGTGCATGTAGAATGCAGCCTGCAAATCATACCCGAACTGACGCACAGAGCGCTCAAAACCTCGTGGTGATGCGTCTTGGGTCGTTTTGATGTCCAGTACAATGCCTGCGTTGCGCAGGAGGCCATCTGGACGCGTCTTTAGGTCAATGTCAATGTCCGGCTCAGTGGCAAAGAATGAAGCCTCGGCCAGCATGTCAGGGTTTGTCAGCAAATGATTTGCCATGCGGTTCTTCATGCAAGCATCTGCCATGTCGTTTGCCAGAGAGTAATCAGCCTCGGTCAGCAATATCTTGCCAGCAGCATCGCACTCATCTTTCAAGTCGGACCATGCCTTGCCGCGCCGTGTCTCAGGACCACGCACAACAAGATCTTTCTCTGGCTCAAGCAAGTAAGCGTGAACCGCGCTGCCCAAGGCAAAAGCCGGGCTGTCCTTGCGCTCTTGGCCAAATAGATGCGCAATGCTTTTGTTTGCTGCGGTCTTGATTGACGTTGAGCCAAACGCATGATGAGCGTGATACTCTTCGTTAGACATGTCTTCCGATTTGATGATTGTCATGTTTTCCTCCGTTTCCTCATTGTTCGCATATGTATTATATATACACAAGCACAAAGCGCAACTAAGATTAAAAAAAGTTTTCAGTTGCGCTTTTGTTAAGGGGGTAACAACTTCGGGAAGTCATTACCCCCTTAACAATTCTTGCCTATGTCACCTCAATAAAAACTTTAGCCGAGGCCGCCCACAATATAATCGTCGGACGTTGCTGGCCCACGCGGTTAAACACGTCTGCCTTGGCAATCTTGCCGGAGTTGAACAGGCGCTGAGCCGCGTTTCCTGCGGTCTTGTGGTCAAGCTCGAAATAATCGGCAAGCTCTGCCGTTGTATGATACCCGCCTGCAAGAATGTATGTGAGCATTTCAGCATCAAGCGCTTCATTATTTAATGTTTGCGAATTATCTATGATTGCTTTTTCGCAAACTTCATTACTGCGCTGCAACTTCACTGCCTGCCATGGCGTGCCTTTGTCTGACTTGTCTTGATAGTTAGGCACAAGCACAGCCTCTATCTCATCGCCCGGCGCAAGGTCAAAGCCCTCGGCAATGTGAATTGGGATAAAGACTTGCCCTTGTGTTTCCATATCGCAGGCAAATGCAAAGCCGTGAGCGTGCGCGTTTGTTATGATAATTTTGTTCATTTGCTTTCCTTTAGTTTTATGTTGCGGGCAATGCCCCACAATTTTTCAAGCGGCAATAGGTTTTCCTGATCCATTGCCCAGCCTTTGCCGTGGCCAAGGTCAATCTCGTAAGCCTGATCCATAAAATGCGTCTTGGGTATGTAGCCCACAACGTGCATACGGTCAGGCGCTTGCTGGCACACCAGAATAGAGCAATCAGCCTTGAATGCCTCGCGCTTCTTGAACAGCAGCCGCCCTGTGGTGTAAAACGTGGCTTTCACGTCAACAGAAATATTATCCAGCCAAACGTCTCGGCCATCATCTACGCCTATGGCGTGGATGTGGTCGAGATCAAACACCTTCGACACGGCAAGCTCTGCCTTGACGCCCAACAAATCCAAGTCAGCGTCAGACCTGCCCTTATCCCGGCGCTGATTAACAACGCCAGAAGCGCGGGCCAATTGCCAGCGCATTGCTGCGGCCTGATTGCATTGCGCAACCTCTTTTTGCGTTAGGTGTACGAGCATGGCTTGTCCTATCTAAAATGGTGGCTCTTCATTTTCATGCGCCGGAACCCACATAGGAGATAAAGGTTCCGGCGCAGAATTGATTTGAGCATCGCCCGCAGCAACGGGATGGCCGAACATTTGCATCAAGAACGTCGGCAGATGCTCAGACCAAATCACTTGCGAGCCTTCGCGGCAGCTCGCGCAATTACATCCTCAGCGGCTTGGGCGGTTCTCTCATCATCGCGCAGCTCATGATCGAGCATAACGCGCTCAACAGCCTCAAAAATAGAGCTACGAACATCGCTCGTCATGTTGTACTCATAAAGTATTGAGCATAAAATGCCGCCAATCTCCGCACTTGTAATGTCAGCTGGCAAGTCATCTACAAACTTAGTGACAATGTTTGCTAATAGTTTGGGTGAATTGCTCATAACCCTTGCTCCTCTTTCTCCAGCACAATGGAAATAATTGAGCGATGAATGCCAGTGTCGCCATTCAGGTCAAGCCCATCCTTCACAAGCGCTGCGTGTATCTTGCGCCGGGCAGAGACAGATGCGCGGCTCAATCGCGTGTTCTGCGGGTGCGACCAGTCCCAAAACTGAGCCACACCCATATAATCCGGCGAGCCAATAAACTCGCGGTCAATCTCTGTGAGCTTGCACAAAGC